TTCTCGGCGTCTTCCTCGCGCGGTACGTTGATCGTCAACTCTGCGCTGTCGCCGTCTGGTGTGAGCGAGAACTGCTCGAGATAGCCAACCGTGTCTTGCGGCAGCCGTCGCCGCTTGTCTCCGACCTTGACCGGCTGGCTGTCCTTCGGGTCGTCGGCGTGGCCCCATCCGATCGGCACGGCCAGATGCGCCGCACGAAACTTGGCAAATGTGTCGGCCCAATGCTTCAGCCGGGCCTGCGTGACGTCCAGCGTTCCGTCCGGGCTGTGATATGTCCGCGCGCCGAGCATTGTTTTTTTGAACTTGGCCATACTGGACACACTACGTTAGATGCGGGCTATTCACTAGCACCACAGTTTGGGAACGCCGAACGAATCGAGGAAAAACACGTTTCCAGTTGACATGTTTCCGTGCGGCGGTATCATGAGGTGGTCGGGGCTCGGCACGGCCAGGCCGGGCTGGGCTGGGTCGGGCTGGGCAGGGCGGGCAGCCCGGGCGTGGCCAGGCATGGCGCGGCAGCCCCGGCTGGGCGGGTCGGGGCGCGGCGGGGCAAGGCTGGGTGGGGCGGGGCAGTTGAGTCGCGGCAGCCGCGGCGGGGCGCGGCGGGGCGCGGCCGGGCCGGGCCGGGTCGGGCAGGGCGAGGCGTGGCAGGCGAGGCGAGGCAGCCGGGGCCAGGCGCGGCTTGGCGAGGCGCGGCTTGGTTCTTCAAGCCGCGCTGACCTGCCGTACATCGCTTGCTCTGGCGATCCCGTTGCTGAACGTGATTGTTCGTAACGGGTCAAGGATCGATCCTCCCCGCTTCAGATTGCAGGTCGTGATCGTCCTCGACGAATTGTCCTGCGAGGCATCCAGCAACCCCGCAACTTGAGCCGTCGTGATCGCACCGGATGACTTATGAATGAACGTACCGCCGTCCAAGTTTAATGTGGTCACCGTTGCCGTTCCAAGCAACGTCAACGTGCCGTCCGCGATCGTGACCGTCGTAACGTTGTCGCGCATCGTCACGTTTCCGGCTTGAATCGTCAGCGTGCCCAACGGCGCTGTGAATCCCGGACCGGCTACTAGCGTGCCGTTAGTGACCTCCGCTGTCAGCAACGCCGCTGGTTCGCCGTTGAACGCCGATATCGATACGCTTCCGTCCTGCAACCGCAGGCTGTTACTCGCATGCGTGCCCTTCCACACGACCCCACCGATTCCGACTTCGGCCGCCGAACCTGTCGATTCGATCAGCAGAGCCGTCTGGACCGACCCGCTATCTATCTTGATCCGGCCCGATCCCGACCCCTCTCCGTAGCCGATCGTGACCGCGCTGCAATCGATGTCGAAATAGGTCAACCTGTATTCGGGATACCCGCTCGCATTGGTCGCTGGCAATCCAATGGTGCCGATGTAGCTGCGTGCGACATTGCACGACGTCAGCGTGCCGCTGATTCCATCAAGGCCGTAGAGCACCGACACGTCCGAATTGTCGAACCACAGGTCATCGGCAGCGCCTGGCACCCCGGTGGGCGACCAATTGTCCGCATCCGATGCGAAATTCGGACCCGTGGCCGCCGTCGCATTGGCCAGCGTCGCCGTCCCAGTGCCTGCCGTGACCTCTGTCACAGCCATGCCGCTATTCACATTCCAGGGCACCCCCGCCGTATCGCCCGTCAGCGTCACCACCGACCCGGACACCGTGGCCGTGATCTCAGAGTACTCCGTGAAATCCGGTCCACCTCCCGATGGCCGGACCGTGGCAGTTGTATCCGTGAAGGTCTCCCCTTCCCAAGCCTGTTTCAACGTCGTGGCCACCTGCGCCGTGGTTACCAATGTCCCGATCGTCACTAACAGGTCTTTTGCGTTAATCGTCACTGTGATCGTGTCGCCTGCCGCCCATGTCAGCGCAATCGTGATCGTGTTGACCTCTGCCACAGCCCCGGCCCTGCCCAGCCATCGTTTGTTCGCCATAAAGAACTCCTACCTCATAACCCGTTCGGGCGCAAAAAACTGGCCGCACATAACCCACCAGAGGGACAAATCGGTCTCACCTGAGACCGATTTGAAGCCAGAAGGGGGGGATCCCGATTATTTCGTCTTTAATTCATCTCTCTAGCTTCTTGTAGTAGACCACTCCCAGCCATGCCTTGACCGTGCTTTCCCGCACAGCGAACTTGCCGGACGGCATCCGAACTGCCTCGAGCAACCCCTGTTGAATCCACGCCATCACGGTTTGCGGCGACCGATTGAACATGTCCCCAGCCGCCTTGAGCGTCAACAGCGGGTCCTCTTCGTTCGTCTTCGCCTCGACTATCTTCCGCGAGAGTTCTTTACTTCCAGCCATGTTATGCCCCTATCTTTAACACGCCGCCCCACGATCCGCTGCGCTGCCGCACGTAGTTCGCCGCATAGCTGCATACGTCTACTTGATCTGCCGTTTCGTCAGGTCGCCCAGTCCAGCCCAGCAATTCTGACTCGAATTCCGGCATCCATTTCGATGCCTTCGGTACCGTCTTCACGTCCGGCAGCAGGAACTGCCCCGCCTGTAGCTGGGCCATCAGCCCCGAGTTGATCGCTCGCTCCTGCTTGGCACCCTTCACGTCTCCGACCCGGGCTGTGCGCATTCCTTCGATTACTGGGTTCACGAGCTCCGTTGTGGTTGCTCCCGATAACTCCGAGGCCAACACTTGCCCGTGGTGCGCGTTTTCCACCAGCGCTAACGGCACCGACCAGTCGGCCACGACCCGCTTGATCGCAGCCCGCAATTCATTCCACTCGACCCGATCCCGCCACACATACCGCAGGAAAATCAACTCCGCTGCCGGCCAATAATCCCACACCGCACATACGCTCCAGCTGGCCGACCGTCCCTTATCCTCGGCCGCCTTTTGCCGACTGGTGCCCGCTGTGTCGATCGTAGCAAATCGCTGGCACTCGCGCCGCTCGATCAGACCAGCCATCAATTCGCCCGACGGCGCAAGCAAAACCAAATGCTCGCCTCTGACGGTGTAATACCTCAGCCACTCCGGATCGATCAGTGACCCCTCCGTTACCGTCCAGTCGCCGTTTGCCAACCTGGCCGCTAGCAGCGGGCCAAGTTTGCTTCGCAACCGCCCGATGTACTCCTCAACCTCGAGAGACGGGTTATCCGCCACTCTCGAGGGCACAAATACCGCGCCGCACGGTGCCCGGAACCGCAGCCCTGGCGGACTCGGGTCGTAGGCCGTGTATTGCTTGAGGGCTTCCATGGCTTCCGGCGTAATGAACCGCCTTTTCACCCAGCCTGCACCCGTCGGGTTGGCAGCGCAACGGATCCCACACGGGATCGGGTAATCCACCGTCCGCCTCAGTCGAGACCACATGTGCTCATACTGGGTCTCGCTGAATTGCTCGACCTGGTCAAAACAAATTCGGTGAAATTCGGGGCCGTCATAGGAAAACTTGTCCTTTTCCCGCTGCATGTGGCCGAACCGGATCATCGCTCCGTTGTCGAACACCCACCAGCGTTTCGACGCATTGAACCGGCCACCAATCGGCGAGAAAAACCTCCAGGAACGCTCGACTGGCGTCGTCGGCGAACCCTCCAATTGGGTGAATGTCCTACGTAGGAACAGGCCTGAAAAATCCTTGTATCGCACTCCTTGCTGCAGCCATCGCAACAACGCCTCCGTCTTTCCACCACCCACCGCACCGCCAAATAACACCTCTTCGTCGTCCAATGCTAGGAATTCAGCCTGCCTCGGGTGATTAACCTGCCTGGCCGTTTCCGTTATTTCCAGGTGGCCTGCCAGTCTCGAGAGATACTCCGCGCTTGGCGAGTTCTCCAAGGATCTCAGCGCGGAGACCAGCAGCTCGCTGCTCAGATGTGATAGAGGACTGGTCATCCGTTTTCGCCGCCTCCGGGTGCATCGCGACGTACATTTCGGCTTGCGAGATCTCCAACGCCAACAGCTTGTCGATACGCTCCTGTGCCTTTATCTTGTCCCGGTTGCTGGCCTTCGGTTCCGCGATTATCGCCCTGTATAAAGCCAGCGATTCTGCCCGCAATTCCGTCTTCGCTCGGGCGATTTCCGCCAGCATGATGGTCCGCGCGCGACTGAGGTATTGGTCCTTTACCGTTTTCGTCGCGCAGCCGAACTTTTGTGCCACGGCCCGAGCTATCACCGATGGGCGCTGACCCTTGGCCAACAACTGGTAGGTCAGCTCTATTCGCTGATCGTACTCTATCCTAGTCGGCTTTCTGCCCTTTCGCTTGTCTTCTGCCATGGGATTGCGGTCCATTTACAGGGTCTTTGGCCGAGTATCGCGTTCGACTTCCTGCATAAATTGCCGTCCTTTGCGTCCGTTCACATCAACTCATCTACGCGGCACGGCATGAATTCCGCACACCACTGGGTGCTTTGCACCGTGGGAAAAGTCGTAAGAATCTGGACGCCCTGCGCACCCATTGGCACAACCACTACCTGCGGCGGGAATCTGCAGCACAAGCCGACTTTCGCGCCCAGGTCTCGCGGATTTGGCTGCGACTTGTACCAATTGCACTTTATACATTGGGCTTCGATTTCTGCCTCGCCGTTGTTTTCGGACATGTTTTTACCGCTACTTAAGACTTTCCATCCCGTGTAACGTAAACGTGACCGCGTTGGCTGTGGCCGACGACACCGCGATATTCCCGGCGTCCTCATTCATCGGTCCAATCCCGAGTCGCAGCGTGGCCTTGGCCGCGATCTGCAAATCGAAATACAACGCTGTCGCGGCCGAGTACGTTGTCCCGTCGTGGTCCTGATACACTCGGAGCGTGTCTGCGCTCGCCGTCGTGTTGACGCAGGTCAGCGTCATATTTGAAGTTTCCACCCCGGCGGCCGGCGAGTAAATGGACGTAGCTGTCCCGGCTGCCGTCTGCGTCTGACCGAGTTGTTTTTGTGACATTTCTACTCCTTAACCAATAGAGCCGGAACCTCTCGACCCAGGATCCACAACGCCGATGCGCGATGCATTCCATTTACCGGGAACCAATCTCCGTCGCGTACCTGTATCTCGTCTCCCGGTTCTGGATTGAATGGTTCTCGGCGAAATCGATCAATCCACTTGAACATCCGCACAACTTCGTTCCACTCGACACGGTAATCTGGTGACGGCCTCGGCAGGTCCAGATCATTCAGCAACGCCCCAGTATGGAGCAAATCACGACAAGCCCTCCAAAACGGCACGGCCCGCTTGTCCAGAGTCAGGTCCGGTATGATCTCGAGTACGATCACGCATTTACCGCATTGTTTACCCGTTCGATGAAAATCAACGAGGCGTATTCCGGCGTGTGGTCCGCCGGGTCCATGTAGCTCGACGATGTGATGTGCACCAATCCCGAAGCGGTCCCGCCCTCCGGATACGCTGGCTCAATGTTCACCGTGTGTGTCAGAGGTCCCCACGCGCCGGCCAACAAGCAAACCAAGTCTGGTTCAACCGGATCGCCGGTGCAACCGACCCGGCGAGCCTGATCAGGAGTCCAAGCTTCATAATCCGCTTTCCAACCCAACGACGGCGTGTCCAGATTGATCGGATGATTGTGGCGCAATTGCGCAACTGTGTGATTATCTACCGAGGCCTCATGGGTGTGATCGAGCGCCACCGCAAGCTCAAATTGACTGTGCCCTTCTACGAACACGAATAAATTATGCCAGTGTTCCTTATTTCCGCCCTGTTCGCCGGCGCTAAGCGATCCCCTCACAAACCGATCGATCAGGCTGATCCCGCTGCCATGGGCGACCGCCGAATTGGCCGATCCGTCCATCACCTCCCAACCTGGCGGGATGGCCGCGACCGACCCTGACCACATCTTCACCGTCCCGATCTTGTCGTCCAAATAGTCCGACACGCAGACAAACTTGCCATCCTGCCCCAAGCGCGCGGCGATCACATCACCCGTGACCACGTTCGGATCCATCTCCGCGACCTGGGGCAGGTAGATAGTCTTAGTCACCCCCGTGTCCACATTGATGCCGTCAACATCTTCCGCCGGATTGCAGAGGACCGTATCCGCGAACGTCTCGATTCTCCAGTTCTCGCTCGCCTTGAAGTAAAACGTCTCCTGATCCTTCGCGGCCAAATACAGAGGTCTTGCCACGCCATCCGTTGGCGTGAAGTCGAACCCGGCCGAATAGGCAACGAACTTGCCACCGTGCGTCAGGAAGTACGGATCGGCCGCGGCATCCGAGCCGAGAAACGCGAACCACCCCGCCGTCCCCAGTGTGTTCGTTCCATCGCCGCACAACTCTCCACTTACCTGGGCCGGGGTGACCAGGTTGGCGTCCCACACACAGACCGGGGTGCCTCCGGCGGTTTCCTCGCTCGCTTGGCCTCGACCATCCGGTGTGCCGGCGACCTGGATCATGAACTGCGGTTGTGCCGACCCGGCTTCACCCTTCCGCACCAAGTAAACCGGTCTGGTCGAGCCCCCGCTTGTCGCGATTCCGTACAACCGCGCGATGAGTCTGTCCTTCTGTTTCAGCTGGACGATCGCTGATTCGCTCACCCCCGACAGGTCGGACGGCCGGATCCAACATGCCTCGAGCGTGTCATAGCCAACAGCCGTCCACCGGATCACAAAACCAGGAAACAGGCCGTCCACATTGGCCGTCAAGTCCGCGCCCGTCGCGCTTGCCCCATCATCCACCTGTACCAACTGTGCCACGCGCGGATGCACTGGGTAGGAAGGCCTGGACAGGTCCAGCGTGGCCAGGTGCTCGTCAACGGTCTTGTCGCGCTGCGCTATGCGCTCCGTGATCGGCCGCCGTACGATTTCTGTGACCAGCCCTCCACCGTCCCCATAGTCACGCCAAATCAATTCCGAGATTTCGGCCCCTGGAATGATTGTCTTGACAAGGCCCGAATACGTGCGCCGCAGGCGCTCCTCCGAGACATCTATTCGACGCACGATATTCAGGCCAATCTCGTTTGCGCGTGTCTGCAGCGCAGCTGAGTTCGTGTTTAGGTTCGTGTAATCGAACAACGCTGGCAGATCGTCCCACACCGACACGATGGTGCCCGCCTGCGCGCCAGCGATAGCCGTCGCGTAGTCCTTCGACACAGCGGGACTCATCTCCCAGTTGTCGACTAAAGGCGTGTCCATCTCAATGCCGTGGTACGTCTCGCGGCGCGCGAAGAACACCCGAATCTTTTCCGGCATGTTGGCAAGCTGATAATTCTCCTGGGGATCGTAATCGTAAAGTTTCCTGTCTTCTATCCGATCCAACGCGGCCAGCAATCCTGTTTGCGCAACGCCCAACTGAACGTAGGTGAACACATCCAATATCGGATCGTAAACCGTCGTGCAGCCGATCTTTTCCAAAACTACATGCAGCCCACGCCATGCGCTAACACCGATGAACCGCCAACCCTCCGGCGTGCCGTCCGGCGTGTACGGCAGCGCTGGTGCCGTGCCAGCCACCGTTGACGGCAGACTGGCCCATAGGTTTGTGGCCAATGTTTGCCACGTCCAAACTGACCCGCTGTTCAACGATGCCGTGTAATACAAACCCGTCCCCGATGTGGTGCTCGGCGCTGGGATCCGTACGTTGTACTGGGCGTTGATCGAGGAATACTGAAGTTGACGCCGTTTGTCCTCAAGGTATACCAGCCGCGGGGCTCGAGCGTCGCCTGCCACCGATTGGCTCATTGTCGAAGATTTGACGATGGACAGGTTTTCGATATCGATGATCGTCTTTCCGTCAACGAAACGCAGCGTGTGGAATTCGTTGCGGCCGAGCTCGTCCAGCAACTTCCTGGTCATCAGTACCCACGCCTGGCCAGGCTTCTCTCCCCGGCCGCACGTGTAGCTGTTGGCTCGTTGCCAGAAATCCGTAGGCGTCCTGTTGGTTATCGCGTATTCGTAGACCTCGCGCGGGTGCGTCAGCCTCTTGCCACCCAGCTCAGCGTAGATCGCCACTACCTGCGCCTCCCACCCACGAAATCAGACTCCGGACGAAAAGGGATAAACTCCAACCTCCACTCCGGGACCAGCGGCGGCTGCCCGGTACGATCCCACATGCGGGCCTCCTGGACGCCCTTCCTGGCAGCAGCCTCAACCGTCAGTAGATTCACCCCGCAACGACACTGATAGCGCCACGGCGGCGTGAAAAACTGCCACATCGGATCGTCGCGCCGATAGATGCCGGTCCCGGACAAACCGAGGCTTGCTAGCGCCAAGTGATCCGGGCCAACCCTCGTGTCGCGGATTGGCAGGTACTCCTGGTACGGGAAGATCTCGCGCACCACCGGGTTGTCAGCCAACTCGTCGTATGCCTCGTGGAATCCGGCCTGAATGTTCGTCCGGTAGACGTTCTCTAGGTGGCCCGGGCCGATGAAACTGGACTGCAGCGACTCGCCCAGATTCTTCTCGAACGTCTCGAGCGATGCCCCTTCCTGAATGGTCTCGACCAACGTGTCCCGGATCCGGCCGATCACCTCGTCCGACTGCTCTTTGGCCATCGTGAACGCCCTGGACCTGGCATCCCTGCCCAACTGGTCGAATTCGTCCCTCGTGACGATATTCCGCTCCGCAAGGGCCTCCGCTGCCCTCTCAATGACCGGGAATCTCACTATCGGCTCATTTCCCTCCGGACCGCCCGTCAGCGTCTCAAACGAAACTGGAGGTCTTGGGGGGCCCTCGATCGCATCAAGGGCCAGAGCTGGCAATTGTGATATGACCTGGTCAGCACCAGCCACCCAGGCGATTATCTCAGCATCTGCCGCGGTCTCGCCAAGGCTAGGCTCCAGGTCGTCCAGCAGCGACCGAGCCGTCAAAAGAAAGGTATCGACTGGCTGCCCAAGTCCGATATTCGTCAGCTCGTAAAGCAGGACTCTACGGTAATCCGACGCAATAGTCTCTGCCGCCAGCAACGATCGGCCAATAATCGTTTCGACCACCTTGCGTCGAGCATCGGGCATGTTTGGATCATCTGGTATGGCCCCCAAGCTCTACCAGGTAAATTTCAGTGGCCCGTTGCCACCGTGTCGCCGGGGGCTCGTGTGCCACCATGGTAACCGCTTGATCCCATTCCGGCAAATCGGCGACCCAGCATGGCCTATCGCGGCCCTTGTCCATTTGCTCCCTCGCAACGCTGGCGAGGGCCCTGATGCGCTTTGCCTCCTGTGGGCTGATCGTCACTTGATCCGGCCGCCCATCTGCTTGTAGATGTGAGTCACGACCGCGTAGAAATCCTCGGCCGGTGAGTCTTTTGCAGCCTTCTTGGCCTCTTCCCAAATTCCCTCATTTACAACCCACGACGGCGGGTTTCTCTTGAAGTCCTCGGCCTGACGCTTGGCATCCTTTCCATACAATCGATCGTCACTTGTCAATTCCACAATACGATCCCTTCAAAAAATGAACTCTGCAATAACGCCAACCGCTTCCCGGACCGACAGCCAAATCGGGTGCCGGTCGCCGTGGATCCACTTTACGGCGAGTGCGCCAATCAGGATACCCGACAATCCACCCGTGATCACTTGAAATCCGATCGCTGCCCGCATCCATAGCGGCATCGATCTGGTCCGATTCTTGTGTGCACGCAAAACTCTTAGATCATTTGCCATGTATCCCTCACCGGAACTACTTGGCCGCTGATACCGTTCACTACGTACTTGTATTTCTGCAAGAAACTGCAAAGGTCCCTCTCCAACCGGACATCGTCCATGCAATACTCGACCAACCTGGGCCAATTCCCCTCCTGCCACAACTTCGGTGCATCGGCGCCGTGGCCACTTTTCCCTACTCCCAATGTTCCCTTGCAAACGACGTCCAGACCCCACCCGGCATGCCGACTGCTGAACGAATGCGGATCTAGCCGAAGCGCCGACCAAATCCGCATCAGCAAATCGTCTGTCTTCGATCGCAAATCCTCAACTCGCTCTCGGGACGGCAGGCCCCAAATCACCGGGAAATCAAACTTCCAGATGTTGTACCCGCTGATCCGGTCAGCCTTCAGGATTCGATCCTTTAGGGCCTCAACATCATTGGGCCCATAGATTCGGTATCGGTCCGTGGTGAATTCATAAACCACAGCGCACGATACGCCCATCTGGTCGGTGTTGTTCCACCCTCCGACTTGCTCGATTGTCTTTTGGATTTCGACGTCAACAACGATGTGGTCCACACTAGTCCTCCCCTTCCCAATGTTCTCCGGCACCTTGCTGGATTTCCCCGCCACACTTGACGCACTTACGAGGATGCCCTGGCGGGTAATCAAGTATTTCCTCGTGGCATTCCTCGCACACCGCGCCGCGCTCGATCATTTCAGCCAGACGATCATCCATTGGTTTCCTCATTTCCGAAAACGGACTCTTGCTGAATTTCGCTCAATCGGGCGTCGTAAGCCGCCCGAACCCGCGCGACATGGAACGGAGGGAATCCCCGGCTCACGATCGCGTTCAAGAACTTTTCTGCCTCTTCTACCGTCGCCGTCTTGATGTTATGCACCGCCTTTTGTACTTTCGCCGACAACTCTTGCGGGCTGAGATTTCGCCCTTCCTTTTCCTTGTAATATGCCTTGGCATCCTTGTACTTGTCGTCGTCGTATTCGCCATAGTACACGTCCGCATACCAGCCCAAGTACGTCATCGCCTTTTTCAGGCAATCAGTCTGGAGTTTCTTATTCGTATCCGATCCCTTCCGGCAAGGCCAGTCCGCCGTGACCGCGAACGACCCGCCAGGCCAGTAGAATTCCGCCAGCATCTCGACCTCTGCTGGCAGAGTTTCCTCACACGTGATTTGCCTCTGCCTGTCGTCCGTCTCCGTCCACGTCCGTTTGGATTGACCGCGATTGCGAAGTCTGATTTTCCGCAATCCCCACTCTGCGCCGTACGGTCCCCAAAGTGCCGTTGCGCGTTCCTTGATCCACGTCGCGTCGACCGCCGTGAATTTTCGCTTACCCATCTCGACCGACTTTACGTGCGCGGCGTCCACATGCCGAACTGCATTCCACAGCTTCAGGTTCTCCGACTGCTGTTCGTCGTCCACGATCTGTTCAAATACGCACCGCATTTCTATTGCCCTTTCCTTGATCGGCCGAGTTTAAATACGTAGTGGCACTCCGCACCTTCGCTGACGCGCTCCACTAGCACTTGCGCATCCAAGTCCTCCGCGATTGCCTCCAACTCCTGCAGCCTCTGCTCGTCCAGCAACGATCCGTCGCGGATGATTGCGTATCGGAACACCGGGTTCAGGCTCACCGCAATCGCCACGGCAATCTTCAGCTGCTCGCTTGACGCCAAGTCCGGCAGCACGTGGCCGTTCCACACCAAGCCTCCAGCCTCGTCAAATCCAAGACCCTCAATAGGCCATTTAGCCTCTGCCATGGTCTTCTTTTTGTTCCTGTCCAATGCCTCGATCGACTCGGTCAGCTCCAGGGATTCTTTCTTGAGCCCATTCCGCTGCTGCATGACAGCCAGCCGCGCGTCAACCGCTTCGATCTTCGTGTTGATCTCCGCCGCCTTTTCAATTCGTACGCGGATCGGCTCCGGGTCGACCTCCGGTTTCCCAAACAGTGGCAACTTTTCTATTTCGGCAAGCTGGATTTTAATCGTTCCGATCTCTCTCTGGAAATCACTACCCCTGCGCTCGGCCTCTTCAACAATCTTGCACAACATCCGACCCTTTTCGGCATTTAGCGCAGCAATGCGACGATCAAAATCATCGTGTATTCGTTGCGTCTCAACCTCTAGCTGGGGCGCCAACGTATCCCACCTAGTCATCACGTCTCGCAACTCCCTGTTTTTCTCGGCCATCGTGGCATTCAAAATTCTCAAGGATATGTTGTGATTTTCAGCCGCACGAATCTCCTGCACCTCTCGCGAAACGTCGATCTTCTCGCGCGGCACGTCGTCGTACATGGGCATCTCGCGCAGGTCGCCCTCGATGTCCCGCACTCGCCGATTCAATGCCGTTCGCGCATTGAATAGCCTAGTCCGCTCGATGTCCATTTCCGTGAAGTCCAGCCCGACCAGCTTCTGCACTATGTCCGCCTGGACCGTGGGTTTTTCTCCGATGAATCGAACTGGGTCGAATTCAAGTTTTCTCGGCGTCAGCAAAGAATCCAAAATCTTCTGCGGCGTAGGTGCTGTCTCCCCATCGTCCGCGATTATTTTCACTTCCGTTGTGTAGCTCAATCCGCCTTCGTCCCTCGTGATCACCCGATGGACCTTGCATGGCCAAGGCAGCGCCACTGTCCCTCCGTCCAATGCGATCACGATCTCTGCCTCGTCCTGGCCGTCTTGGATCGGGTCGCGCGGAAATAGTCGCTTACCACCGATCGCCATCGCGATCGCATCCAGCGCGCTCGACTTTCCCGCCGAGTTGGCCCCCCCCAAGATTGTCAGACCTCGGTCTCGGGGCCGAATGTCCGCGTACTCGCATCCCCGCACGTGATACACTTGGATCGTTTGCAATTTCATGTCCTTGCCCCTTGTGTGATAGTTGACCGATAAAAAACACCAGACCGCGCACCGCGATGCGCGGGGTTGGCAGCTCCTATCAGTTCTTGTCGAAGAAAAGCGTTTCCCAATAGCTGGCATTTTGCGACTCTCGCAAAGTCTTGTCCAGATACGCAAACAACTCCGGGAAATCTCTTCGCTCTAGCTCGTCCTCTTCTCCCATGATCCTATTTACAGTCAAGTCGCACAGCTCGGCCCTGTCCGAGCTCCCTGGGTATCCGCTGCCGTCCTTGTAGTAGATCACCCGAGGCTCTCCGGGCTTTAATTCGAACTGCAACGTTGCCTCCGCCGTCAACCAAAACGATTTCTGATTCTTCCGAGGAAGTTCGATTTCGAACGTGTGCCCTATGTTCTGCGTGGTTCGTGTCATTTGGTGTGTCTCCAAAAGCTACATATTATACGATCACATAATATCAAACAAGAATGCTCGACAGCGATTTCCCATACTTTTTTTAGATCCTCGACAAGATATCGGCAACCCGTGCCGAATAGTCAGAATTGATCGCCAACAGTTCTTCCCTCGTCCACTGACCGCTTTTCCACTTCAGCGCCAGCAGCCGGTCAATGGTTTCCTGGCCGCGGTTCCGCAGCATCCATGGCCAGTATTCGTCCTTGTTCCCTCCCAGCACGACATTGCACCGATGGCATTGCGGGTTGACCCCGTCCGGCTCAAACAGGATCCCCTTCGACCGAGACTGCAGGAAATGCCCCGCATGCATATTCCTGTCGTCCCAAGGGAGCCTGATGCCGCACGTGACGCACGTGCAATACCCCTCATGATCAGACTTGCTCAGCTTCAGCCACTGTGAAAACACCGCCCACGTAGATCGCTTCAGCGCCGACACGCCCTCCCGTCGCGCGACCCGGCTGGAACAATACGGGCAAATTTGCTCCTTGACCACTCCGCGACCCGCACGCTTCGGCACAAAGCGCTTGCCGCATTCCTGGCAACGGATCGTCTTTACCCTAGCCGTCATCCTCTGACTGCTTTCGCTGTCTCAAACGCCGACTCAAATGCCGACTCGCCTGCTGCGTCAGAGATTGGCGACGCCGGCCCAGCGCTCCAATAGCCCCCGTTGCTGTCGACGATCCGGCGCAGCCAGCAGTCACCTGTCCGCTTGATCTGATGCAAATGGACACCTCCAGTCGCTCGTTTGTCCGTGCCAACCTGATACGTGTACGCCCTTACTTCCCAGGTGTTCCACGAAGTTCGTCGCATCGTTCTCCCTTGTGTTGTGGCCCCGGTGGGCCTCAGCTTATCGACGCCGATTTTTTCGCGGCCTTCTGTACAGCAATCTCCCGCAATCGCTGCTGCGTCGCCTCGTCCGACTCCACGATGCTCCGATAGACCTCCTCCCCGTGGCACCCCGCATACTTGCTCAGCCACGTGGCCGCCTCCTCGGGACTGATGCCGCGGTCGGCGGCACTGGCCAGGCACGCTGCTTGCATTACGTCCTCCGGCACCCAGTAGTAGTCCCGCCAGTCGTCACCACCAGTAATCGAGTGATGCCACCCGAGCCGGCCGTCAGATAGCCGGAACGCATAGGCGCAGGACCCTTCCCCAAATCGGATAGATTCGCCTGTTCCCCCGATGTCACCAGGACGGACTGTGCAACAGACAAGTCCTGACTTGGCGGCTTCCCATGCGGTCATCCGAGCATCCTGCTCTACCTTGGCCTTGGCGGCTACGTCCTTTGCGATCTGTTGCCTCTCGGCCGCCTCAGCAGCCTGAGCCGCGTCGATCGCCCTCTCCTCGACCGTTGGCTCAACCTCCACGCCGTCCCAGGTGTAATGTCCCCCGGGCTGCTCGCCGAAGATATCACAATCGTCGAGGAAATCGCGTGACATATACCGCCGTTCCGAACGAGCTACCTGGACGATCCGCTTTCCGGTTCTGGACCGGTGGATCGTGCCGTTCGGGTCGCCATCGTCGTGCTTGTTCAGGCCGTACACCTCGTACGTCCTGGTAGAGGCCCCAGCCATTGCTGTGCGCTCGTACCGGGACGCCAGCACGCCTGGATCCTCGTCTCCTACCAAGTCCGCTGGTGGTGGTGAGGCGTACAGGGTCCCACCGACCAGCGCCTGGCACTCCGCTCGGACCTCCTCGGTCGGAGCGTACCAGCTTTTACTGCCGGGATCCCACGCGCATCCTTTCCCCTTGATGGCGCCTCTGTGCGCGTAAGTCTCGCCCGAGATTCGCAATCCCAGGCCGACAACCGAACTAGCTTCCTGACGTGTCATCGTTTCCCCTTTCATGTTGTGGCCCCCGCGGGGGGCTAATCCATTACTCAATCCTCACCAGTGCCGCGCTTGATCGAGGATACGCACGATGAATTTTCCGCAATGTGCCCCGCGCCTGCGATAACGACATGCGTTGCGCAGCTTGACTGGTGAGTTTCCAGTCGCAGCAAATGCACTGCCACCGGTTCTGCCGGATGGCATACCAATTCCCCATGAACATCGCACAGACGATGAATTTCATCACCTTACCCCCTTTGTGTTGTGGCCCCCCTTGGGCCTTGTTGATGTGCGATGGCATACATCCGCCGCGCAAAAAGGTGCACCATCACCACTCTGTGTGCGACCGCGGTCGCGAGGAAAAAAGGCCGGCGCGGAAAACAGCGAGTCACCAACCGAAACTCTAAAAGAAGACACGCTTTGATGGGGCCGCGCCGGCCCAAGAATCACCTTAGTGAAAACGCTCCCGCCGCGACGCTCGTGGGGCGTTTCGGTTCCGTCACACAACGGCGGCCCATGCCGCCGCCGCCAGACACCCCTCGGCCGCGGCTCGGGACTCGGTCATTACGACCTGCCCCGCGACACACTCCACCCGCAGGCAGGCTGGCTTACCGTAGAGCCGTCCGCTACGGACGATCTCCACGGCCTGCCCGTGCGCCAACACGAGCAAGTACTCCGGGCCTCCACCCATCATTCCGGCTTGGCCTTGGGCCGCATAACCCTCAGCGACTACCGTCGCGGATGGTTTCCGCTCTTCGATCGGCGGCGGGCACGCTGGGCAACGGGCTCCGCCCATCGGGGCGTCGTGACCCAAGCTGGCCGCGCAGAAGGCGGCCTTATTCTCTTCGTTCGTGCCGTCGGCGCGATAGGCGCCGCGACCAGCTTCCACGCACCGCTCATGCTCCGCAGCGGTGCACACGACCCTATCCCATTCTTCCGCCGAACGGGCGTCCCGAAGACGCCACGTACCACGGAACCCGGAATGATCCGGGATGTACAGGAGGGCATTTGCCCCCCCATCGGATTCGATCAGCAGATTTGCATCTCCTCCTGGCCGAATGTCGGACTCCATCACCGACCCAGGCGGTAACGGAACCGATACCAGCTTCCGGCCCCGGCCGGATTCTCCGACAGGAATCGTCCCGGAATCGCACCGGATTCCGGGACAGTCCATGGTGAAACAAAACATGTGTCTTGTCCTCCCCTTTGTGTTGTGGCCCCACGGGGCCAGAAAAAACAAAACACGCACCGACCGCAGACAGCCAGCCTTGAGCCCACTTGGGCCGGCCAGAAATCTATCACTCGCACCCACCTGGGTGCATATGACCCCACCCAGGACGTGCTGAGTACTCCGGCTCGCGCGACGACGGGAATCGAACCCGCAACCGCCAGCGATCGGCGCGTGTGCCCCCCTATCAAGCCGGGGGGCGTGGCGATTCAATTTCGTTTCCCCTTTGCGTTGTTGTTTTCGTCCATTCCTGCCAGGAATACACTGCATGTTGTGTGCCAATTGGGCACGTTTCTGTAGGCCGATTTTGTGGGGAATTTTGGCCATTCTCCGTGGCTATCGGTCTTGATTTGGGGCGTTTTGCCACAGTGGTTTGGGGCATTGTGCCGCGCTGTCCACTAAACCATTGGAACATAAGAAGTTAGCGTGTGGCGTTTTGCCCCATGGAGATTGGGGCATTGTGCCCCATGGGACATTTTGCCACGCTAGCCGGCTGGCAAAGAATCTGGGTGTCGAGCCCAAGACGATTGGCAATCCCGATTAGCCGTTCAATCGTCGGCGTTTTCGTCCCGTTCTCCACGTGCGCGTAATCGCCGCGGGTCAATCCCACGAGTTGGGCCGCGTCAACCTGAGTGAGATGAAGGGCCTTCCGGTGCACCCGAATACACCGCCGCAGATAGGCGTGATAGATTGTCTTGGGCATAGTTGATTTGGTGGCAACTGGCGTGCCGCCAGTCGCCTCGCTGCTACGTTGTCCGCGAGAGTCATGCTTCTACCTCTGGGCCAAATCCATGCGATGATACATCTCCTACTGATTGGTGAAATGACTCAGCCGGTGGATCGGCGACGGCTGGCCATCTTCCGGTTCATTCCACCTGCCAAGTTGCCGTAGCTCTCGCTCCCAATGCTGGTTGTGTGGCATCTCAGGCGCGTGCATCGTCGCGCAAATCGGACACGTTCCTGGTGCTGCCGGTAAGAGCATCATCGAAATCTCCTCCTTCTATCGTCGCCTGTAGATAAACCACGCCCCTTCTTTCCCCTCTGGTGGCTGACGAGCCACCTGCGAAAGCTGGTGTGGTTGTCTGGCCCCTACTTGCCAGTCCCTCGTGTGCATGTTCGTTGAGGTGTTACCATTCTGGGTCGAGGGCGACAAGGACAGTCGCTCGTTCCTCTCTATGCCGGCCTCCCCTATCCACCAATGCCGACTGGCACCTCCCCGATTTGCAGGGCTTGTGACGCCCCTCTTCCATGCCACTCAACAGGCTGGTGTTCGCCGACTGTCTTCGACCCGAGCGACGCCCAGGATTCTTCCGGAGTCGAGCCCACGCACCGTATACCAATCCCGCATCCCCGCATGGAAAAAACGGACCAATGCCGAGGGTATTGGTTATTGGTCTCGGGACCCAATTGATATTGGGCCTTAACCAATCGGTCCGTTCACATTCCAAGTAGGGGTCAGCCATGGATAACTGGCCGAGGGGTTCTTGGTTTCTTGGCCGATTCATGCTCATGTATCCGTCTCATGTACGCGGCGAGTTTCGTTGGACCATCCGTGCCCGCGGATCACCAACCGCAGCACACATAGATGCTTCAACAAAAGTCCAGAGTGGACGGCGCAAGAGAAAGACCCCCGGAAGCGCTGCGGTCTGTGAAGGCCGTGACGTGCGGCCCAAATGATTTGTTCATTTGACCGCGGCGCTTCTGAGGGTCTTGCAGATACGTCATATCTACTCCTGACTTTTCACACCCGTATCGTATCACACTGGACGCCGGCGTGTCAAGTTGGCAAGGCAAAAATCCCCGGTACGATGACCAACCGGGCTTTGCTGATCTTCCCTCACAGCACGGGACCCATCTGCTGCCAGTTGCCGGGACCAGCGTGTCACCGTCCACGCCGCCGCCGCTACCTACATACAGGCCTGTCCCGGTAGGTGTATCGCTCCACAAGCACCACAGATTTGGCTCTGCATTGCACATCACCTCCCATCTCCAGCAAAACGCTCGTCTCTCCGAGCCGTCACGCCGTTCTGCTGCTGGCCGGACTCCAGGCGTTCTCGTGCCACCCATATCCCCGTTCAGCTTAGGGTCGGCCGCCTGCTCCTGGGCGTGGCCGAATTTCTATGGCCCAGGCTGGCGTATGTTCCACGCAGCGACTGCTAGGGCTCTCGGGACTCCTTATGGCTTCAAGGCTTCTAAGGCCGTTCGCATCGCCTTTGTTTCTTCCGTCTGCGTCTTGGCGTGCACCTCCAACTGCTCCAGGATCCGCAACATTCGTTCTGCGCGTGCTGGAGACCCCGCCATCAGCGAATGGGCTGTATCGAATTGTTGTACCAGCTTGGTGATTGATGCCGAGTTGACCGCTTGATTTTCCATGGCCCTTTTCAAATTGGCAGCCAGTTCGTCCGACTTCTCCTGGTGGCGATCAAGGCTTTTGGCCACGACTCGAATAAAATCTGCCTGCGCGCCAACGTATCGTTGTGACCACTGGTTCAATTCGTACCCAACTCCTCCCAGGATCATGATTGTCAGCAGCGCCCAAGGTCCATTCTTGGCGAACGACATCACGACCACGAACAGCATTGCCCGCCAATTTCCAGGCATTCTCCCGTTGATATCGATCGACTTGTTGTCACCTGGATCTGAGGCCATCAGCATTTCCCCCACCTTGGATGCCACGCCCCTTGATCCGTTTTTTGCCCAGCATAAAATCCGTCAATGAACCGCACATACACCAGCCGTGAAGTTGCCGACCTATTTGGCATAACCAAAGGTCGAGTATACCAGTTGATCACCGAGCTCGGCCTGGAGCCCAGCCGATGCGGTTGTCCAGCTCGAACGATTTTTCTTACCCAACGCGATCTGGGCCGAATCCGAACCTATCTCGAATCGCGCGAAACCGGCGTCGGGCGGCCTCGTCTTTGTCAGTTGCGGTAGATCGCCGCCCTCTCTCTTAGTTGCCACGACTGCCGCGCCTCGCCCCGCCCGGCCTCGGCCTGCCTCGCCGCGCCGCGCCTCGACTGCCACGCCCAGACCAGCCTCGCCGGGCCCCTCCACGCCCGTCCAAGCCCCGACTGCCACGCCCCGCCCAGCCGTCCCATTCCCAGCCAGGCCTCGCCATGTCTCGACTGCCACGCCGGTCCCGGCCCCGCCCCGCCTTGTCTGGCCTTGCCCCGGCTGCCGCGCCTCGCCTTGCCTCGCCAGGCCGGGCCCAGCCAAGCCATGGCTGCCCCGCCCCGCCCGGCCATGCCATACCTCGCCCAGCCCGGGCCTGCCCAGGCTGCCACGCCACGCCATGCCCAGTCTCACCCGGCCCAGCCATGCCCAGTCTCACCCGGCCCAGCCTGGCCCCGACTGCCTCGCCTCGTCGTCGCCCTCAAAATGGCATGCCAACCATTTCTCGTCGCTGTCGTCCAGCGTCGCAAATGATCTCTCGGTCGCGCGCTGGAACCGCCTTCCAATACGCGCGCAAATCGACCTTGATGCGATCTAACTCGGCTGACGATTGCGCCTCGTTGATCAATTCGACAATTTGCGCTGTCGGCGGCGGCGCTAATCCGCCGCCTCGCTTTATCCTGTCAATCATTTCGCTCGCTGCATACTTCGATAGTTCCTTGTCTGGATTGATCCCGGCCCGGTGCAAAGCCCATCTCTGTTTCTTCGTCGCATAGGCCGGTTCCCATTGGTCGTCGCTAATCCGGTTCGAGTAAACAACGTCTCCGCGTGGTACACCCGACTTGAGCTGGTTAATGATTCGACCTGCTTGGTTTTTCGTCGGCTCCCAACCGATCAGCCGGATTCCCAAACTCTCGATGAACTTTAGTTGTGAATCGCTGGCCATGCCCGGTAGCCCGCTGCTGCCAACATCGTGGACTGTGTAGTCCACCTTGGCCCCGGCCTGGGCACGTCGCTTGGCCTCTTCCTGCGCTGCCTGTTCTCTCTTTTCTTTGGCTATGCGTGCCGACTTGCGTTGCTGTTCTATTTCGTCCTTTGCCCTCTGGATGGCCAGCTGCACGTCCTCAACGCCTCCCAGGACGATCTCTTCCGCGCGATGGATGACGACATCCTCCAGCCCCTCCGCGTAAATCTGGACTGTCGTAGCGCAATCCCCGAGTCCCGTAACACCGGTCAGGTCCACGACCAGGCAATTCGGCTTGTCGCTCGCAGCGATGGCCGCCAGCCGTTCGTCGGCCGTTGCCATCCCCTCAATCAACCCGCGTGTCGGTCGACTACCGCGGCCCTTCATTTGCTCGGCAAGACTGCTGGCCTTGCGCGACACCGGCCGGAAAATTGCGACGCATGATATGTCGCAGTTGCCAAGAATCATAACTTTCCCTTGTCGCCGCGTCACAAGAGTTGAATTGCGGTTCGACACACACCATACATGCTCGTTTGACCGTCGTTCAGTAAAGCCAATTCGTGTTGCGCGTGGATCGGATGGACGAACTGTCAACCATTGCGAATCGCGGACAGATGCTCGATACACAGTTACGCCGGCCCTTGTTACTACCTCGGCGCAGCTTGTTGCAAAACCGCGGACTGCTGCCATGTGCGTGAAGGCATCGGCCTGCGCCTTGAGCGAGCAAAGAAGCCATCCAGATTTCCCAGGCATAACCGATCCATCGCCTAGAAGCAATTCGAACCAGAACAGCCGGAATTGCTCACGAGTCATTTGGTGGAGCAGCGGCGACACATTCTTATCGAGCCAGGGAGCAAGTCTCACCCATCCATTTCTGGCCATGCTCCCGCCGTGAGTTCCCTTTGGAACAGCGAACTCTATCATTGGGCACGTGCCGTAGGCGTTCTTGGATTGGGCGTGCTGGCGACGACGATAATCAAATCCGCAAGAACGGAGCACGGCTTCGATTCGGTCGCACAATCCCTGATTGGCGGTCGATTGGCTTATGATCAGATCGGTTTTGCCCCAAGAGCCTTCAGTCATAAACCATGCCGCGAATCGAAGCTCGTCATCTGTCAACGGAACCCCAGAAAACTCGCCCTCAGCCGCCAGAGGGAATGCGAATTCACGCTTGCGGTCAATCAAGTCGCGGGCCTTGAGTGTCGTGAAATCTTTCGAGTGGCGCGGCGATTTTCTCGAATCGTATTCCTTGCCGTGAATATTGTGGCCCTCGGTAACGCGAACGCTCATGTGCTGACCTGAACACAATACCATCCTTTCGTCCGGCCTAAGAGGTCGACGAATGTAGCAGCTGATCGGAACGATTTCTATTAGCCCGGTTGTGCGGCTGAGCGAATAGATCAAATCGCCGACGCCAACTTCGTGCCATCGCTTCCATCCGTTTGGCCCAAGAATTTCAGTCTCGTCGTCCAGGCAGTCGTTGTAGCCCTCCCGGCACAATCCGCACACCGACAAAAATTGGAACTGGCCCGACTGATGCGCCTGGTATACCTCTTTGCGATCTTGTGCAGGAACCTCACCCCAAACGCACATGGCTTGGAATTCCGGCGTCTTCAGTACGTCGGTGTCAGTCAGTTGTCGATTACATGCCTTGCATGCAGCGCCGTCTCCGACTCGTGACCGAGCATGCCATTGGGTCGCGCCGCACGAACACCGGCATTTTGACCGCGCATTGACATACTCAGCTACTCCTTGAGCCATGGAAACGCTCGGGGAAAACACCAACGTCTTGCGGTTCTCAACCAGATCGAGCAATGGCTCGCATACGCCGGCCAGCTCTGTCTCCAACCTTTTGGCAACTTCCTGGTCCCACTTCGACTGAACGTCCCCACACAGTTTTTTGATGTCCGCAAAATCAATCCGTTCTACCTGGATGTACTTCTGCATGTACGGGACAGCGAACCCATCGCGCACAGCGCACGCCCCATCCGCGACCTTCAGCGGATAATCTATTGCGATTGCAGGAAACATCTTCGAGCCGATCGATATTCCGTCGGCGCGTTTCGGCGTAGCGGTCATGCCCAGCCGTTTTGACTTCGGGTTCCGTTCAAACCATTCCACCAGGTGCCCGACCGTGGACAGTTGCTGCACGTGCTTATGGGCCTCATCGAACGCAACCAACCAATTGAGCCGCCAATCGAACTTGTGCAGTCTCGACACAACCCCGCGCTCCTGATCGCATCTGTAATCTTGTCTCCAGTCGTGCAACTCTTGCTCGATCAACTCGGGACCCACACCTCGCCTGATTCCTCGAATCAATCGCTGAGCCATTTTGAACGTGCACAGCGCGATACGATCATCGCTATAACCGTGCTCATTCATGAATGCCCGCTGATCCGCGCCGATCAAATTGTGCTGGGCCAGCGATTGACGACTTGCCACGATCACTTTGGGAATTTTCCCTGGTTTAACGTGCTCCGATTCCATTTCGATCCCCGGCTCGACGCCAAGTACGTCTTGGATTTCCTCCGCGAATTGCCACACGAGTTGCTTTTCGTAGCTCACGACCATCACGCGGTAGTCCTCGCCCTGGCTCAACCATCGGTCGGCAATCATTGCCGTGGTGATGGTCTTGCCGCCGCCCGTAAATATGCGCAGAAGTACACCTGGCTGACCAACAGCAAACAGCCGAAACGTGCCGTCCAGGGCCTCATGCTGGTACGGTCGCGGGATTAGTGTGTATCCGACCACGTCAGTTTCTTCTTGTTTGTCAAATAACAGCTGCATCGGATCCGTCCTATAGTTGTGCCGCGAGATCCTTTGTCAGCCAGCCGGTTTCGAGACACACCTTGCAGCCGTCCCCGGAACATCGCGGGCAGACCACTGCGCCCTTCCCTGTTCGGACCGTGGTGAGTCCGGATTGCACGCTAGCCTTCGCCGAGCCGACTCTCCCCAAATGCCGGAGCCAAGCGTTTTCGTTTTCCAATGGCTCTAGGTGCTCCTTGAATGCTGCCATCACCGCGCGACAGGCTGACTCGATTTTTTTGTTCGCCGCTTCCATCCTCTGCGAGGGGCTGATCTCGGTCGGTTCTTGTGCCTCCTCTTCCAATGCGGCCGCCTGGGCCATCGACACCGGCTCGGCCTTGGTTCCCTTCAGCGCCTTGCCGTGGACTAGCTTGTAGGCTTCCTTGGTCGTCTCGGCCTGGCCGACCCGCAGGGCCCGCTCGACCTGGGACGCCTCCCCGTTGTTCAATAGCGTTTCGACCTGACCAGCCCATAACCGGCAGGTCCCGTCTTCGTGTTGCCGCCGGATCAGCGGGGGAAGTTTGGCCACCGCACCGGCCAGCTTCTCGGCTTTGGCTTCTTTGCCCACGTCCGACCCGCCTTCGTCCGCATCGCTGGCCAGCATGGTCAACGCCCGCCGCACGGTCAAATCAGGATCGTCTTGTCCCTTGAAATCGGCAGCGCGCTGCTGATTTCCCCCACAACGGGTTATTCGATCCCAATTGGCAGCAATGCGAATGTAGCTGCTGGCCTGCCGCTCTCGTACGCTGCAATGCTGCCGCAGCCAGGGCAACCATTCGCCGTGGGGTAACTGCGATTTAGCCTCGAGCAGCAGGCGTCCACAGTGGAGCGCGTGGTCCACGGCAGACCTAGCGTCCCTCATTACCGCCAAATGTTCCGACTTGATCTCCTCGGCCAACTCGTCGAGACTTTTTGTTTTCACGATCGACATAAAATCTCTCCGGAAACGAAAAAGCCCAGTCATGGGCCGGTTGTACAGGGTGTTGGGTTGACCCTGCCGCATCCTGGCGAATGCGGCCCGGCCCATGGCTGGGCTCTCGCGCTAAACTCTCTTTATTCCCAAACTTTGTACAATTCAGCGATCCCTGTTCTATCCGACGGGCCTTGTCAACTTCTTGACGACTTCCGAGGCCTTTTCAATCCTGCCTATTGCCCACTCCAACCTGGTGGACAACCGATTGACTTCCTTGCGGAGCGCGTCCTGTTCTGTTTTCATTTGCGCCACCACTCGCATCAGGTACAGCGTGCTGATTGTTGATTCTCCGTGCAACGCTTCGTGTAGCTCTCTGTTCGCTTCGGCGAGTTTCTCCAGGCCGGTCATCAGCACCTCGGCCGTTGTCCTCAAGACGTCCGCCTGTGTTTGGATTTCGTCAGTCATTAACCTCTCCTATCGGCTCCGTCGCCGGGTGCATCGCCACCACGTCGTTGATTGCGTCACGGGCAGCGGCGTATGCGCTGATGATCGGTTGATGCTGGGCCATCAAGTCCAACATTTTCACCATTTTTCGCAGTGACCGGATGTCTCTTTTGGTCAACCGCGTCGATACGCCTTTGTCGGTGATCGTGATTCGCATGAGGCGATTATTGCCGTTTCACGGAAACGTGTCAACCCCGTCCCCTTTTTTTTATGGACCGTGCTGGCCGCTCGCCCTGCGGTCGCTGGAATTGCTCGATGGACGCTTGCGTGATCAGCGGCTGGTTCCCCAAGTACACCCGGTCCAACCAGCCCCATTCGCCGTATCGCCTGATCGTTTCTGACGTCAATCCCAACAATTTCGCCGTCCGTTCGTAGGTGTGGTAGCCGAGTTTCTCTGAGGTTTCCTCGTCAACTTGGATCTTGATTGGTTTTTTTGCCATCTTTGGCTTACCGCTTGACGGAATCAGATAGTTGAGGTAGTGTACTCCCAGAAGAACAAGGAGGAAAGTCATGGTCTCTGAAGCCCGTCACACCCTACCACGTTTATTTTTGGTTTGCATGATCGTTCTACTCGTCTGGACTCATTCAGGGATCGCAGCCCAACGAGAAGTTCGGGTGTTCTGCCCTGGATGCCGCCAAGCGATTCTGAGGCCGGGACAACTCGCGTATCAGTCCTACCAGACGGTGCCCGCGCTCCGCTGGGGGATTTTTGGGCGCCGGCTCGTGCCGTGCGCCATGTACGTTCCTGGTCCTGTGTACGTGCCATGGATTCCCCCACAGCAAACTCAGCAACAGTGTCCGCAGCAGCCAGAGCCGCCTGCGCAGCCATCGCCCTGATTTCCATCGCCCTGATTGCCGTCGCCCCCTTGCGAGCCGAGATTTGCTTGGTCCGCGCTCCACTGGGTGGGGGCGCTTACTCCGTGGGACATGGCGTCTATGTGGGCGAGGGCATCGTTCTCACGGCAGCGCATGTGCTGCGGGGGGCCGTAGCCAAGCCGACCATCACTTTTCTGCAAGCCGGCCAAGCAACCCGCGCGACGGACTGGATCGCATCCCGGCGGTACGACTTGGCCGGACTGATCGTCGCCCCCCCTGCCGGCGCTCAATCCTCGACGCTCACGAGCCAATGGCCGGCCGGCCCGGTTCGGTCGGCGCGCAGCCGCGGGGCGGCCTTCCGCGGTGTCTCGAATGAGAGGGGATTCCCCCTGTTTAGCTTCCGCGGCCGTTCAATCCAAGGTGACAGCGGGGGCCCTATCTGGGACGCCGATGGCGTCGTGTCTATCGTTTGCACGACTGACGGCACGTCGACCCACGGACCACCCCCAGAGGCCCTCCTGTCGCTTGTCCGACAATGGCGGCCTCGATCCGTGGCCCAAATCTGCCAAACGTGTCCATCTGGTGTGCCACCAGACGGCCGAACTGCGATCCCACCAGCGTATCCGCCAATTGGCTCGGTACCGTTGGCAGATCCTGGTGGGACGCAGGCCGCCGTCAATGTCGCGCAACTGGCCTCAGCCATCGTTGAACGCATTTCGAAGGACGAGAAGCTACAACAAGCCCTCCGGGGTCCGACGGGCGGCCCGGGGCCCGTTGGTCCAACTGGGGCGGCCGGTTCGACTGGTGCTGCCGGTCCGATGGGTCCCACAGGTCCCGCTGGCCTGCCGGCCGACGAATCACAAATATCCGCCCTGCAAGCACAAATTAACCAACTGCAGGAGAGCGTCTTTCAGGTCGAGGTAATCACTCCAAGCGGCCAGTCACTGACCGGCGAAGTGCATGCGCACGGCGGGCTGCTTAAACTGGATTTTTCAGCGCTCAATCAATGAAAGGGTTCCGATGCCAATTCCCGTTTTTGGTTCTGTGCCCGACGCACAGGGCAACCTGAATTTCAAACTGTACTCCGACGCCGCGGCCGCCGTCCCGCTCCTGCAATCGCAGGACGCGGCTGCGCACGCCAACCGCGTCAACATCGCAGCCGAAGGTCTTCTGGCGGCCTGGGGCAGCCGGCTGGTCAGCGTCGATGTGGTGGAGGCCGTGGCCTCGCAGAAACTGCTCTCCGGCCGCGAGTCCATGGGTATTGGGGAAGCGATCGCGCTAACCCAACAAATCATGAAAGGCGCGCAGACCACTCCACCCGTTACCGGGAAAGTCACCTAATCGCGACTTCCCGCGCCGATCCACTTGAACCGATTCATTAACCGAGGAGAAACAAAATGGCGATCCCAGCGTTCGACAGCATTCCCGATGCCCAAGCCAACCTCAACTTCAAAATGTTCACCGACGCCGCAGCGGCCGTGCCCTTGCTGATGTCCCAAAATGCCGCCGCACACGCCAATCGGGCCAGCGTGCTTGCTGAATCGCTGATCAGCGCTTGGGGCAACCGGCTGGTGAAGGTCGATATCGTCGAAGCCGTCAGCGCACAGAAAATGTTGACCGGCCGTGAAAGCCAAGGAATTGCCGAAGCTATCGCCCTGGCACAGCAGCTGATGAAGGGCGCGCAGACGACACCTCCACCAACTGCATAACCCTTCGGTCTTCTAGGGGCTATCCGTGATCAAGATCGAAGTGCAGGGGTCGTTCCTATTCGAAGCAGGCAAGGTCTTTTTCTCGTGGGAGGACAAGACCATTGCCTTTTCGGACATCACGACCATCGAACAACTTCGAGCCGTGCTGATTGCAATCGCCCAGCACAGCGCCCAGAAGTCAATGGAGCAAATCCTGAAAACTGCCAGCGCCAATACGTCCGCCACTGTCAGCAAAACGGACGCCTTCACCCGTGCAAAGGAACAAATGGATCAAGCGCTCGCTGATTCAGAGCGCTCCTTTCGCGAACACCAACGTCGAACAAGCGAAGCGCTCAAACAGGCAGAAAAAGACTTTGAAGCTTCAACTGCCGTTAACCCCGTTACTGGACGAAGTGCCGACTGATGCACAGGTCACGAGCGATCTGCTCGACCGCCTCACGTCGCGCACAATCGCCTCGTCCAAAGATCTGATAGTTCAAATCAAGCAAATGCAAGCTGACGCCGACGAGCGGGTTGACCGTTGGTTGACCCGTACCGAGCAATTTATCGACCGCATGAAGGATTGATCCAATGGCTGGGTCCGACGAGATTTCCGTGAATCTTGACAGTGACCTCGAAGAGCTGGTCAGTGCCAAAAAACTGGATGCTATGGCAGCCGTGCAACTGCAGACTCTCCGCGACTTGCAGGCGTTCTCCGCGCTGGTGATCGAAGATGACTCTAAAAAAAACGTCACCATTCGGATCCGCGCTCGCAAAAAGTCATCAGGCGATTGACGCTGCGCTGGTGGCTGCTGTTTTCCGCTTATGCATTACTCGTGTCGCTCGTGTCGTGGCTCGGCTATGAATGGTCTACGGCGTCGCCCGATCTACCCCCGAAACCGTCAATAGTCCTGGAGACCAAATAATCGAAATCCACCTCCGGATTAAACAGCCAGCTCGCCTGCCGGAATACCCACCGCGCTGAATACCTGATCCTCGTTTGTCAGGTCCAAGGTGGACGAAGCATCGTCCAACAATCCGCCGACCGTGTTGTAGTTCAACGGCCAGCTGTTGACGGGCAGCGTGCCTCCAGTCAGCACGACAGCGCCCGAAACCAAATCTCGCATCAGATTACCCGTGCCGGAATTGTAGAGCTCCGTCGCGTTTGTTGCCGTCAATTGCGCCGACCAGACCGCGACCTCATCGATGTCCCCAGTAAATGCCCCTGTGACTGCGCCGCTGACCAACACAGAACCGATGGTGATGATGTTCCTGGAAGCGTAATCCGCCCACCAGTTCCCGTTGTTGGCCCCGGCAACCACCGTCAGCGCTCTTACGGCCCCGTCCACGTAAATCGTCCACGCCGTCCCGCTGCTCACGATCACCACGTTATGCCAATTCCCGTCGTTGAATCCCTGAACCGTCGTGCGCACTTCGTTGGTGCCGTCCGAAATCCCAACAGCGCCCGGCGTCACGGTTCCGTACACGAACAATCCAAGCCGGCTTGTCCCCGCCGACTGGCTGCTGGCGAATACGTAATTCGGCCCGTCGGTCGCCGTACTCTTGAACCAAAAGCTGACTGAACCTGATGAATCGGCCAAACGATAGTCAGCAATGTTCCGGTACAGGTAGCTGCCGGCTAACCCGTGGTTCACACTGAATCTGCCGGCCAAGTCCGATACGCCCCCCCCATCAATCTCAATCCTGAAGTCGTAAAACGTGATCGCGCGCACCGCGGCCAATGGTTCGGTCTGAGTCCTCAGCCGGATCCCGAATGACGTACCGGCTGAATTGTACAACCCAGTCACGTCTATCGAGTATTCTTGTTGCACGACTGCCCCGGTCGTGTCAAACGTTCCCAAGGTTCCCAGCGATGTGGCATTCAGATCGGCCAAGCCCTCCGCGTTGTCACCTGTGTAGGCTTCGGCCGTGATGACGCCCGCATATGGCGTCGTCTGTCCGAACAGCCCACCTACCGTCACTCCCGTGATATCGGTGACATCGAATACCTTGAACTTGAGCACGGCTGTGCACGCATCGGCTTTCCCGGCGATGTCGAATTCGGCGAGTCCTCTGATGAACTCGGTTGCATCCCCGGCAATCGAACCCACTTCGGCCACTTGCAACGGCAACGCCGGAACTGGTGAGCCAGCGATGTTCGCATGCCAGTGGTCCACGTCTCCGGCTCCGTGGTTCCCGTTGGCCAACGAAAACACCAGTGGTGCCGCGAACGCCTCGGGATTCGGCGACACCGCGCCGGACGTAAGCCCGTGGATGCCCCCGGGCCCGCCAGAACCAAAATCCGGTCCACCCATTTAAGGAACTCCAACTAAGTCGCAAATCGAGAATTCGCTCTCTGCCTTCAGCGGCAGCCCAGAGCCCAGCGATGAAGTGTACGTGCCCTCGATCACCACCCGTCGCTTGCGATTGTCCTCGGCGAATATGGCTAAATCGGCCCCTTGAAGCACAATCGTCACGGACGCCGAAGCCGCAATCGGCACATCCTGGCGGCTGTTGATAATCGTGCCATCCGTGCGCACCAACGACCAGGTCAGAATCGTCGGCGTCATTGGATTACCGACCTCATCTTCAAATGTCGCCGTAATCGCATATGTTCCGAGCTCGGCAGCCAACGTAGACAAAAAAGAAATGGCGCCCATCACTATTTCTCCGCCAAAGATGACTTCCGGCCTTCTGCTTGAGAATACTGCCGAAGCGAACCCGGTGGGCAGCGCGGCACTCGCACCGCCGTAAATGCCCATGACCACATGCCAGAAACTCACCGCTCATCCTCCGATGAGCACATTACGTGCTCCGCCACCTGCTGGATCGGTATGTTGAACCGCACCGATGTCTTTGTTGTCCGTTTGTCCCCACGTTCCTACCCCAGCACCTCTCAACTCCGCGCCGCCCCCCACTGTGCTGTTTGGGCGAAAGTCGCCGCCAGCCCGATTGACGTACGGATCGGCTGTGAGCGTTATTGGATTCACGTTTTGTTTTGTGGTGCCAGTTGATCGTCCGGCGGTATTGTTGTAATCCGCACAATTAATTAAGCTACCCGCGCCATAAGCACGATAGCCGTAGCCCGTATTGTTGGTTGCTAAACAGTTCAGAACAAAACCGGAAGTGCTATCTACAAGGTCAAAACCATCACCACCGCAACCGTCAGCGGTGCAATTCAGAATACCGCTAGCACCTGAACGAAATCCGTCGGCGCTGCAGGATCGGGCTAGACCGGACGCATGAAAGCCACCACCGAATCCGTTGGTGCACGAGATTGCCTGAGAACAAAATGTTGCCACTGTATTGAAGCCAGTACCACAGCCAGATGCTTGGCAACTCGTTGCAAGTACGCCGCCGTTGAATCCATTCGTAGGGCAATCCAGAGCTTCACAAAATTCAAAAAAAGTTCGATTGCCTCCAGTAAATCCGCTGACGGTGCTTTGCGAATTGCCGTCTGCCTTGAGGTTTACAAACAGCTGAAAATCACCGCTTACTCCTGAAAACATTGTAATGGCGGTAATTGCCCCAGCGCTGACAATCGGCCGAGCGGCGCGATCGCCACGTGCAGCCGAATAGCCCTCCATCTTGAATCGAATGTTAGTTGCCACTACTATCGGACCAGCAGGACCAGGTGTTGCGGTGGTGAGGGTATAAGTGCCTGTTTTTACCCACACTTCCTGGCCATCAACAGTCGCCAGAACTGCTGCCTGACCCGGAGTAGCGAGGGCTCCGCCTAACGTGCCTGTTCCACCAGTCGAGCCAACTGCTGCCGGACTCCGGTCAAGGGTCATGTACCCAGAGCCGTCCATTGAGGTTTCTGTGATTTGATAGAAACCACCTGTCCACGCGCCTCCTGTGACGATCTGAATTAGATTGCCGCGATCTGTGCCATCGAATGCCCGCGGACTCCCACCAGTGCTCTTGATCTTGGTGTTGGTGGTTGCATGGACTTCCAGGTCCGTCCAGGTTGTGGCAGCTTGGGATGCCCCGTAGCTCTTGTCGGTGCCAAGAGAGTCCGAGCGAAACCCGCCGCCGTTCGTGTCGACGCCTGTGGTTTGCACCTCGAAGACGGTATTTGCATGAAGGGCCATAGTAGTTCACGTAAGTGCCAAATGTCATCCTCCGATCAGCACATTACGTGTTCCTCCTCCAACTGGATCGGCGTGTTGGGAAGCGCCGAGGTCGCGATTCGACAATGTGGCAGCGTTGCCGGGCCAAGTCTCTGGCAACCCAGCCCCGCGCAATAAAGCGCCCTGATTGGCAATATCGTTTAAATCGTAATCATTGGCAGCGGCATTTATGTATTGTGATCCAACCGTTACGGTGACATCGAGAACATTCGTGTACGGTGCAACGCTGTTGATCCCGGTCGTGTTGTCCATGTTATTGCGGCTCCCACTTGTGTTCGCAGGATACCCAAATGCGTTACCGTCCCAGTTTGAATCTGCTGGATTTCCGGACGACAGCGCAAATTCGATCCCATAACCTCCATTCCCGGAGATGGAATTGTTCTGCCAATAGGACCCAATCAATGTATTGTCTGATGTGCTACTGATGCCATGCCGCCCATTGCCGTGAATCGTGTTTCCGACAACGATGCAAGCCCACCATACTTGGATGCCATCCGAAGACGCGCCAGTATTATTCGTGACGACGTTATTCAGCACGACCATCAAATTCGAGCCGCTTGCAGCAACAATTCCTGTACATGCATTGTCGTGGATATAATTCCCTATTACGGCAACATTGCCCACGACGGAAATAGCTCCTGAAGCCGCGCTTGTACCGTTAGTGATCTCATTTGCAGAGACTACTGTGATCGGGCTGGTTGAGGTTGGTTCAATGCCGACTGAAGTGAACCTATGGACTTTGCAATTTCTGACCACGGAATAGAACACGGTTCGTATTCCCTTTGATGTGCCGAGATTCGCGCAATCAACCTCGATGTTCTCGATCCACCATCCGTTGCCAGTGGCATCAAGCCCAATAAGACCCGTACTTGTCGACAAAGTCAAAACTGCTCTTCCGGCATCACCTCTTGTAGTTGAGTAGCCAATCAACCTATTCGGCATCGTCACACTACCGGGAGTTACGCTGACAGACAACGTTGTCGTTACGGTGCTGGTGAAGGATCCTTTAACGAAGACTTTGTTGCTCGCAACCATCGCACCGGCCGCTTTCGCTATGGACGCCAAAGCGCCGCCCATCGCACCAACGACCGTCTGGCCCGCCGTACCGACAGACCGGTCAACTGTCCAGCGGTTAAACACTGTGTCGGCAGCAATGATGCGGTAGAAGCCAGCTGTCGCGGTGCCCCCAGTAATTTGAAGAATGTTCCCGACGTCAGCGGCAATCACCGTGTAGTCCGTCGTCGACACATTGATCTGCTCAGTCGTCGTGTGAACCGTGCTGAGAGTGGTGAGTGTGGCGTGTGCCGCAGCTTGCTGGGATCGATCCGTACCAGATGCTTCAGCGACGAAACCTCCGCCGTTGCCATCCGATCCAGTGTCCCTGACCTCCCAGACAGTATTAGCTGACAAGGCCATTTATTTTCTCAAAATCTCGGCTGTCCATTCACGGCAAATGCACGCAGGCGATCTTTCCTTGTTGGGGTTCCCGTGTTGCCCCACGTCGCCAGGTCCGTCGCCGCCGTGACGAGGACATTGATTTTTGCGCCTGTCGCTGGGTGTCTGCCGTCAATCGCCGCCCCATCGTTTACGATCTCTATGCCGGAATTCGGAATCAACGTCGCCAACATTGGGTTTGCCGTCCATTCCGCAATGAACGCATCGGCCGTCTCGATCGCTTGCAGCAAGGCATCAGCAAACACCCTTGCACGCTCGTTGCTGAATCGAACGGCTTCCGGGTCTGTTATCGCCATGATCAAATCCTTTGCTCGTTAGACTTCGACGTAGGTCGCCACGGCCACTACGCCATTTGCCAATCCTAAATTGATATTGACTGCCCTGGTGACCGCCGCTGTCTCAAACCAGCCAAGAGGGCTAAACGGCAGCGTCAATCCTCCAGGACCGGTAGCCCCAGTGACGTCCAACGGAATTTTACGTGTCGCGTCCGCGTACAAATCCGCCGTCCCGTCATTCAGATAAATTGCATTGGTACCGGCCGTCCCGATCACTTGAAGCGATAAAATCCGAATTATCTTGCCGGCTACGGCTGCCACGAGCGATTGATTGCCCGTCGTCGCTGAGCTGAACTTGGCAAACTTCGGAGTCAATGCCGTCGCCGCCACCATCAACGCATCTGTTGCCAGAGCGGCGCTAATCGTATCCGTTGTTCTGACTCTAGCCGGCTGAGTCAGAACATCTACGTCACCGATGTTGTTCGTGCCCGCAGCCAAGTTCGCCGTAACGGTCCCATCAACCGTCAAGGAACCAGCGTTGTCATCGACCGATACGACGCCCGTTGAATCGCTGGCGACCGTTACGCGCAGAGCCGTTGCTTCCGTGCCACCACCGGTCGTTGAAAGCGGCGCTGGCACGGTCAGTACATCGACATCGCCAATGTTGTTTGTGCCAGTCGGTAAGGCCGCGCTGACTTGAACCGCGAATGTGCCCGTACCGACAACTGTGGTGTTGCCGCTGGTGATCACCCACAGCGCGCCGTTGGCGTCCACACGTGTTGGGGCATAGTCACCCTCAACGGGCGTCAAAGCGCTCAGCGCGTCATCCCTGATGGCCAGGATGGCCATCCCTGTGTCCGTCGCCCCGGCCAACGAATCAACCGCCTTGCCCAGGTTCGTCGCACCTGTTCCGGGGATGATCGACGTTATATCGACATCTCCGATGTCAACCCCGGAATTCGCGGCCAACTTTCCTATCGCATTTGTACCGGCTGGCAACGGGTTTGTAATCGACGTTACCGCCGTTACCGTTCCAATGTTCCACGTGCCTGACTGCGTCGCCGCTATCGTTCCGCTGTGGATGGTCCACAGCGCGCCGTTGGCGTCGACCCGCAGCGGCACATAGTCGCTCTCGACCGGTGTCAAGGCACTCAGGGCGTCGTCTCTGACTGCCAGCGGCGCAACTCCGGTGTCCGTCGCCCCGGAAGCGCTGTCTACTGCTTTTCCGAGGTTCGTCGCACCCGTTCCGGGGACGATCGATGCCACATCCACATCCCCGATGTCCACTCCATTATTTGCTGCAAGTTTGCCGATTGCATTCGTACCCGCTGGTAAAGCGCCAACGAGGTCGCATTGAACATTTCCATCGGCATCGAGCAAAATTGCCAGTACCGTGCCCGTGCCGTTCTTGACCGTGTTGCCCGCAACGGGCAGCGGATTCGTGGCGGCGACAAAACCGTTAAACGCTCCATCGATTCCCAATTCGATTTTGGTTACCGGCGTCTTGATCCCTGCATTGTCATCTGTTCGCAGTGCATCACCACCGGTGCCAATATTTAGGGTTGTGTTGTCTGCCACGTTTCGGGTCCTCTATGTTTCCTTCCAGCAAATGATCTCAACCACGACCCCGGCCTGCCCCGAGCCGCAGTAAATCGTTCTCGGCTGTACAACGAGGTCCTCGGCCCACCCAAGTTTCTCCGGGCTGTTGTACCACATCCCTGACTTGATCGTCCCCCAAGGCGCCGTTGGCGTTGCAACCTTCCCGGTCACGAACGCATACCGCACATCAAACGCCGTGCGGCACTGGGCCGAGAAATATTTCGTGCCAACCGATAGTTGCTGCGAGTATTCCGTGTTCGCGTTGGTCAACGTCAGATTGAAAATCTCAGGCGTTAAAACTTCGGATGAGCCCATGTCCGTTCCTCTCCAAAAACTTCCGGCCGGCCGCGACCAAGTCCGCGGCGTCAACTATTCCACGACCAACAAGCAACTCAGCAGCCGTCGGTTCGTCCACCGCCATCCGTTGCTGTCCTGGCTGGGTCCCTGGCTGTTGCTGGGCCTGACCCTCGGGCTGCCGCATCTGTTCCATTGCTTGCTGAGCCAACGGCTTTGTCTGCACTTCAAATGCTTCAGCTTTTCCGTAGTTCAACAGCACCAATGGCTCCATCAGCTGTGTCACCACCACCGCCACGACCTGAGACAGCCACCGGTCGGCATTCGTGAAAAACGCTTGCATCGGAACTTGTTTGCCCTGCCACGCGCCAGAGCCCTCCGACGTTAACACGTCGTCCGGTATTTCCAACCCGCGCAACATTTCAATGTCCAGCTGCTTTGGATAATCGAAAATATGCGTCGGGTTCGACGGCACAGTAGCCCGTTCGATTGGCCACATTTCGCTGCCATCCGCGTACCGTTTGCTCGGCCTCGTGATGATATGCCCCGCCTTGGCCTGTTCAGCCATTTCTCGGACAATATCCCTGTTTGGCACTTCACCTTTGCCGTCAATGTTCGTTGTTCCTGGCGGATAACCCATGTCCAATCCGCCGTATGCGTCCTTGTGCGCAAACAGCCTTCGCACGTCTAGCGCGCCGCCGTTCAACCACTTGTCGGCCCAAGGGCTGTGGGCCCCCTTACAAGCGCTGACCCCATACGGCGAGTCGCATTCAGCGTTGTAAGCGTGCCACCAACTTTTCGGAAACTCCAGGTCCACGTGTCCCAAGCCCGCGCCCATTCTCTGCACACGGGTTCCTGCCAGCTCCCCGCCACGCCTGAGCGCCAACACGTCGATAGCTGCCCGTTCCAGCAACCGATCGATCTGAACCTGACCATCCTGCAACTTGTACGTGACCTCTCCGGCCGACCAACCCCATATCTGCGCCGACAGAATCTTGTCTAAGTCGAACGACCATATTCGCCCCAACTGTTTGTAAACGAACCTGGCGACCTCTGGCCGATCTGCAATTACTCCCGGGACCCACTTCGTGACGCCCTGGGACGCGCCAATCTTGTACGCGAACTCAGCTTGATACAACGGTGCGGCGCGCATGGCCAATCCGAGCCGGATCGTCGGGTCAATCAACATCTGGCGGATCGTCTCATAGGTGAATAATGGTAAATCCCGGACCTGGGTGAACATGTGATACGGGAAGTGCTTGTAGGATGCCGTCAACGGCTTCCCCAAGAATCTCTCGCGTACTCGGTTCACCAAACCCATACATCACCGTTTCATTGCGATCCGCGCGGCTTCCGTTTCTTCACGGACTACCTGTTTCAGCGACTCCAATCGCGCCCGTCTCGCTAACTGCTCATTGCCATACGCCAATAGATGCAGATCGTAAACGACCTCATAGTCCGTGTGATCGTACCGCCCATCAAATATCCTCTGCTGAGCCTGTATCCTCCTCAGATTGGCGAGGAGCCCGAGCTGTCGTTCCCTGCTTAATGCTCCTGCATCGACCCCATACCAATAAGTCAGTTCGGCCGTCAGTTCGTTTTTTTTTGCAGGTCCGCAAAATAATCCGCACACACGACCCATGCACGCATTGCAATTGCTGGCGTGCATTCGTATCCGATCTCGACCAATGACGTGCATAGGTCCTTCGCGAACTGAGCCGTCGGCTGATACCGACCATCGATGATCTCCAATCCGTGCTTGCGTTCCAGTTCCTCCGCCGACAACTTGACCAACAACGGATCCATCTCGATTGTGTGGCCATCGTATTGACCACCGCGCACGTCGAATTTGATCAACCCATCCTGCGCTGCGCCGTTGGCTGACGGCTCGCGACGCGCCCGTACTAGCTTCTTTTTTCTCGTCATGCCCCTCAACCTATCGCTGAATAATTGACCGGAATTGCTACTCTGCCCGGGTTTGCTGCGATCATATAATCGATCGACCACCGCGCCTCAAAGAGGTCAATGCCGAAATACGTGTCGACCACGCGCTGCTGGAAGACACTAGCTACTTCCACCGGCGACTGTGTGCCGACCTTTTCCAGCCTAGGCCGTGGTATCACGTGGCCAACGCGCGTGGCCTTTCCGACGAGCCTGATCCCATATCGACTTGCGCCCCCTACCTGAATCGTATCGGCAATCAAAGACTGTGAAGAAGTTCCATAATCTAACACCCGTCCCGGCACAATGCCCGATTGATTGGCATCATGGGATCCAGGCTCCGTGTCGTCTTGTTCTTGCAATGGCGACTGGCGCACCGCGGGACGATCCCTGTATGGAATGGCTGCACTGTCATATTTGATCCAGCTTTTCTCCTCCGGCGGCTTCGTGTTTTGAAACTGGCCCATTCTCAACTCACCCGGCGAAACGAATACGTGCAACTGGGCATTGTTTGGCGAGATGATCTTGTCTCCGGTGCAGAGATTCACGATTGCTTCGTCCGCCGCAATGTCCAACAATCTTGATGAACCTCGATTCGAGAATGCCGTGCCCGCGAGCGATATGGCCCAACGCTCCCACGTAGTTCCGATCGGCCGCCATAGCCCTGAATCACCGATGACATTCCGCAACCCTGTCAAGAGCGTGTAAGAAATCCCGAACGATTGCGGTCTGTTAAATAGGTCCTCTTCGATGTCCAATGCTGTGAGGAACGGATACACCCCGCGACGCTTCGCCCAATCCAACCGCTGCGAAGCCAACGTATGAAATATCGCCCATGCCTCGGCGGCCGTAATTCCGGCCTGCATCGCAATGGTCGCCGTCATCGTAATCGTTGGCTTGAAACCCTCCTTGTCCCGTCTCCACGACATCCTTGTCCGGCAATCGATCATTGTGACGTTGGCCGGATATGGGTTTGGCGAATTGATCTCCGTGTCCATGATCGAGAAATCGATCCGCGCCTTGTTGCCAGCTAACGTCCAGTTCTGTGTCCTGTTGAACCCCGCCAACAACATCGGTGCGAAAAAATCTCGGTATCTATCCGCCGAATCAACCCCCAACACCGATAAAGTTTCGATGAATCCCGTCAGCGTTCTGGTCGTCATCCCGTATTGATCGATTGACCAGCCGATTCCCCACTGTATCGATTTGATCCCGCGCGATTTGAATCCCTTGCATGGCCCGACCGTCACGGTTACGCGCCAAACGATTTCGGCCGCTCGGTTGTCGCCTATTGGGTTCCACGACAACAGCTCTGGATGGGGCCCGTTGTTGACGTCCCGCTTCGTACCCCGATTGATTACCAAGTCGTTCCCGAAACCCTTATTTTTGAAGATCAGGACACCCCCGGACTTCATCAACTTGAATCGCAAATCCTCCATCACCTCATCCAACGTGTCAGCAGTTGATACGCCCTCCGTCACGATCGCATACGCCGTGATCGTAATCCTATGCTCTTTGGTCGTTCGCCCTGTTTCGTCCAATATCGCCGCCTGTTCAACCGTAATGTGGTGCGCACCGGTAAAGTCGTATCCGTTGTAGTGTAGCGTTCCGGTAGCTGGCAAACCCGGCATCGTCACACGCCCTCTGGCCCTGGGGGCAACAATTGACCTTCTGGCCAGAAACCAGGCCGACCCGGAATCATATTCATGAAATCGAGCATGAAGGGATCATCTGCCGGCGGCTCTTCCTTTTCTGTGTTCTTGCCGATCTTTTTCAGCAACTCCATAATCAACTTCAGGTTCAGCGCCTCGAAAATTGCCCAAATGAATTCGATAAATGGAATCGCGTACTTCTCGATGAATCTGACCAAAAGATCAATCAGCCGGAGCAAGCCATCGATCACCGGCTCGTTGCGGTCGATCCATCTCAAGATTGCTTTCAAGACCGTCGTGACGAGGTCAGTCATTCGTGTTTCAAAATTCGCTCGCAATCTCTCTGCCGTGGCCAATTCAGGCCCGATCGCTTGCGCCCGCCTGAACTGGGCCATCGTCCTTTGCAACTCCGTTTGGGCCTGGGCTAACGTGACCTGCGGGCTGAATCCAGCCAGCGCCTGAACCTGCCCCTCAACCGTCTGAGCGAATCCCCGGACCACTTTTGTGAACGACCGGACCGCAATAGCCGCCACGCCTAGCGCTGCTGCTATGGCCGCTGCAGCGATCCCTACCGGGCCCGTCAAGACCGCCATGACTCCCGCGGCGCCCGTTGCCAACGCCCCGCCCACGCGCCCGGCTGCTAGCGCTGCGCCAATCTGGCTTAATCGGCCGATCGTCGCCCTGGCCTTGGTTTCCGTCTGCTGAAGCGCTTTGCTCGAAGCCTTGGCCGCATTCTCTCTGTCTTTGGCTGCTTTCTCGTCTGCGGCCCTCTGCCGATCGGCTGCGCTCGGCGGCTCCTTCAATGGCGCTGGGGGCGGCTTTGGTGCCGGTTGTGGCCTCGGTGCCGCTTGTGGCCATCGTGGTACTTGTGCCCACGGTGCCGCTTGTGCCCAAGGTGGTCGTTGGCCGGCCTGCGCACCGGCTTGGGCCCTGGCTCGTGCGCCATCCTGATCGACAACCACTATGCGAAGTTCTTCCGACATCAACTCTCAACAATCGTGAAAAATAGCCCACTTGCGTCAGGGTACAATCGAAATCGAAATGGTATTTCCCTCAGCGCGGGAGCGAATAATAGCCGCACCGGGAATCCTTCCGCCAGTATCGCGCGGGTCGCCGTGACCGAGGTTGGTTGCGTGGCAGCGGGCGTCCCTGCCGTCGATGTCATTACCAACGTCTTCACCAGTGACGATCCGACGTCTGTGCGGCCGACTGTACTGATCGTCCCAAACGTCGCATGGTACGGCCAAAACGCCAACTTTGCTTTCGCCTGGTTGTATTCCATGCAGACGAATTCAATGAAGCACTCCATCCCCTGGTAGACCGCATCCTGCGGAGTTTGTCCAAAATTGTCCCCGACGATCAACTGTTTCTGCGCCACGTGCTCAATGGTGATCCCGTCCATGATTTGACCTATCGTCGCACCGTCGTACGTGACCGTATATCCACCCGCGATGAAAGACATGGCTAAACCCTCGTTTGAATTCGTCTAGCGCCGCGGAACCTGATCGTCCGCACAACCGCAGCAACTATTTCGCCACTTGCAGCATAAAACGTTTCCGCCGGGACTTGTCGAAATGGACCTACTCCCGCAAACTTCAACGGCTCGATAAACCCTTCGGTCGAACCTGTCTCGGCAAATAGGTACGCATTCGCTGCCGCCAACACCGGATACTTGAAATCCACCTGCAGTTCTACAGCTGCCTCGTACGTCTCGAAACTCTGCGACAAACCGATGAACAGGCTGCGCCGTCTGTCGCTTGGTACTCTGGGTGCTCGCATCGCGATTGTGACGTCCACGTTATACAACTTGTCGATCGCGCCAGCATTCGTCACATGGCTCGGCCCAGGTTCAACTCCAGCCGACACCACCAACACATACAGGTCACCGGACGTCGGCGGGACGTGCTCATCTAATTCGACTTCCACCTGCCGATTCTCAAAATCCGCATGAAGGCGAATCCGGTCGCGCACAGCCCGCAGCAAAGCACTTTCACTCATGCCGCCCGCCTAAAGAATATCTGAACACTGACCACCAATGCCCGATTTGCTACCGCCAACCATCGTTCCCACCACACTCGCGGCACGGGATGCTGTTCATCCGGCAGGAACGGCCTGGCTGGCACCCCGTCGCCTCCGCGTTGGTGCCGACTCGCATATGCCACATTCGTTCCCACGATAACATGACCTCCCTCCGCTTCCATGATCTGCTCGCTACCGCCAGCCCCGCCCGGCTTCAGATAGCCAATATTTTCGCCGGAGCCTGTCAACTGCCCAGGAGATAGGCTGTTGAGCAGGACTCCGGTGTCACGCAAAATCTCCACTTGCCGATTGCCGAACACCTCGAGCATCGTCTTGGCGCCTTCCTTCTTAACGATCGACCACGCGATCCGCGCCGCATGCGACTTGGCTTCCCGTTCTCCCTCCGACAACATGAATCGCCTCAGCAGCCCGCTGTAGATGCCCCTCCAACGCTTCAACTGGGCTTTGGTCAGTAGTCCCGGCTTATTGCCCGGCGCTGTCCTGTGAGCTCGGCCGAGGCCTGCAGCCTGCTTTAACCGGGCTTTCTCGCCAGGTCCGAACCTCCGATGATACGCCACGTAGGCTTGGGACAACTTCGGCCATGTGACGCCCATCTCATCCGTTCCACCCCTCGACTTCATCACATAGGCATCCTTGATGTCCGACAACGCTGCAAATCCCAACGTCAGCGCGAATCCCTTGGCGATCCCGTGTTGATCCGGTTCGGTTCCCGACAATATCCGGCCGACCAGGTTCGCCAGCCTGCTAATGTCTGATCTGGTTCCCCTAAATTGCACCGTTTCAGTCATCAATATCAATCGAGAATCTGCGGGTAATCTTGTTGTGTCGTGTCTTGAGTCAAATGGGTCGGCGCGTCGCTGCTGTTCTGCCGCGTTACGCGAATCGTGCTCCGCTGATATCTGCGGTCCACCGCTACATTGCTCATCGTCGGTCGCATGTCATCGCGCTGCGCCTTCCCTGGCAGTTGGCGTATGCCCTCCGACACTTGCGCTAAGAGCCCCTCATCCGGATCAGCTATTCGCTGCCATTCTCTCTCGATCGAATCGGGGATCACATTGCCGCGGCGCAAACACAGAAACCTCACCGCCATCGTCACCGCCCATCGTATAACTAACGTCGATGTTGCCAACACTGCCGGCGTATACCTCTGGCGCAAATACAGGTCAATCTCCTCCGTCGCCTGGTTGATGCAATCGTGAACGACATCCAAATCCGTCGTTCCGTCGGCATCGTGGTCCGAGAAATCCTGAACCGCCGTAGCGCTCAGCAATCGCTCAACCTGGGCCACCGTGCAATAGACCGGGCTGATCAGCGTCATCTCTTCACCAAAAAAAACAGGCCGGCCGACTGAGAACAATCGGCCGGCCAATCGAAGGACATTCAACGCAGCAACTTAACTGACGACAACTCCGCGGGCCAAAGGTTTGTATCGCAAATGGTGAGTCCAAGTTCCCGTCGTTGCACCCACCGCCGTAATTGCCGTGATGATCCCCGCCGGAATGATCAACCGGCCTGCCTGCGAAATAGCAGCCCCGGCTGCAACCACTACGGCCGCATCGGCCAATGTCCCAGTGATCCGAACTACCGTGCCCGCCGCAACGCTGGCCAGACTGGCTGACGCCGCGCATAGATCGGTCGCTGCTCCGTCCGTCGGATCCGCCGCCCATTTCAATGTCGTCGCCGTGCCGCCATTGTCCGTCACGCAAACCGATAACAGAACCTGAAGCTCAATCGGACCGCCCGCGATGGTAAATATCGTTGATGTGCCGTTTGCGATCACTGCCGCTGCCGTAGAGATCGCTTTTTCTTTCTGATCGTACAGCTCGCGCAACGTACCCAACAACGAAATGTCATTGGCCGGCGCAGCCGCCGATGGCCAAGGTGAAGCACCACTCGGTCCGCAAATCAACTCTATCGCATCTCGCGGCATACCCCACCCCTAGCCCATGTTGCCGTTAGCCGACATCGGCGTCCACAGCATCCCAAATTCTAGCACCCCTGCCGTGACGTTCGCCGTAGCCACCGTCAAAATCAAATTGGCGGAGACCACTCGCTCGATCAGCGCAACCGTCACTTCAACTTCCGGGGTCGTGTCCGTCCAAAACTCGTTCGCATCGATGTCGGTCGCCGTCGTCGCCGCGATCAAACCGCCCGTATTGTTTGCCGTGCCGAATGCGATTGTCGCCGAAGCGCCTGTCAGCAACGTGGAGCAAAACGAATAAACGTACTGCAACAATACCCGGCCCGTGACCGTGGCTATTGCCACCGTGCCAATAGCTCCCAACCCCGCCGCACCCGTGAAGGTGACCGTCGTGATCAGCTGTTTTGGAACTCGTGATATCAGATTCAGGGCAGGCATTATTTATGCACCTCAGAACACCACCGTACCATAAGCGACCGATACCGGGATGTGATTGATCGCCAGCGCATTGTCTAGCGCAAAAATCTCGGTCACAGTCGGGTTCGATGATTCCTTGGACCACGACGCCAAGCCGACTTTGACCGACTTCGGGCCGTTGTCGTATTCCGCAATCGGTTCCGAGCCTAGCTGCATGCTGAAAATTCCCATGTTGGGATCCGGCATGAACACTGCTGCATTGTTCCCGATGTACTTCGTGAACGCCTCCGATCCGGGTGCCCCGAGGTCCAATCCCTCGTCCGTGATCCACCAGGTCAACCCTGGCATGGCAGCCAACTCGCCCACTTGAGCATTCAACGGGGATCCGTCCTCGCGCGTCCCCACGACTCGCTCAAACCGACGGAAGGGGCTGTTGGCAATGCCCGCTTGGCTTTGCACGAAATCGTTCGTGATCACATGCTGCCAGATGGCTCCCTGGCATAGGATGTTTTCCAGCCGACCGCCGTACAGCTGCTGAAATGCCGCGTTGATCTGGGACAGGTGGCTCGGGATGTCCGCCGCCGGGTTGTCCCAGCTCACATCGAGAATGTTGCCGGCGCCCAACATGTTGAGCTGGGTTTTGTTGGCTGCGGGCATTTGGAAGTTGATCTGGAAGAGCGAGCCGGCCGAAGTGAAGTTGAAATACCAATCGTCGCCAGCAACAGTCACGTAGAGCGCATCGCGCAACATCCCCGCCACCATGGCCGCCCGCCAGTTGGCAGCCTTCTGCGCCAGGAACTGGGTTTGCCGGCGAATCATCTGCGCGCCCATCTCATCGCGCATTCTCGGGTCGCCGATCTGGGCCAAGTTGTGGAGCTCCTCGGCCGTCAGTTGCAGTTGCTCATGCATCCTGGGATACGTGATCGGTACGCGGCCGATCGGGTTGCGCTTCGCGATGGCTGCGGCCGTAGCCGGCGCACGCCCGCGGCCGATCTGGCGAGAATTGTTGAAGACTTGGTAGCTTCCATCGCGTCCGTGGCCGAAATATTCTTCGTTGCGACCGCCGGGTTCCATCCCCATGAATTGGAGAATCCACCGCTCGGCCGCCATCTGCCGACTGACCACCTTTGTCAGGGTGATCGGCTGTAAGATTGAGTGAAGCGATGCCACGGTCTTTCATCTCCGCGCCCTGCCCCCAGGACGTTTGCCCTCTTGTGTGCAGCGGATGCCCGAGGGGCTCACGGGCATTTCGGGTGCGCCACCCTATCCGCTGTTTATGCTCTCCATTAAGTCGCAGTCGCGTAGGCAAATCCACCTGTCAAACCCGTACCGAACGCCGGCGTCCACAGATCCAAATGCCACTTCAAAGTCGTCCCTGCATACAACGATCGCAAACGGCCGCCCGCCCCGATCATCTGGCCCGTTGTCGTCCAAGTCACCGAGTCAGCCGACATGTCGTTGCCGATAATGAGGTTGTCGCCTTCGGCGCTCGCAATCACGAAATCTTCAGCGGAATTCACGGACCGGATGAGAAAATATTCCAGCCCCGGATGGATGGTCGGCAATGTGATCGCTGAAGCGGCCGCGCCGGCGAACTCGTAGAAAAACGTTGTTCCGTTTTCCGCTTCCGTAATCGTGTGATCTTCCGCGGTGATCGTCTGCATCCGATACCCAGCTCCGGCCTGGTATCCGAATGGGTCGTCATCCAACACGCAGCCAGCAGCGTAGAGTTTCCTCCTGGCCAAAAATTCGTCCACATGGGTCCTAAAGGCCGTGCCCTGAATCAATAGACTCGTCGCTTTCAGCGGTGCGCGCACGATTGCCGGAGCAACTCGGTCGGCATTGTTCGCGTCGAAATCCTGTGCTCGCAACTCGTAAGGCACGATCCCCCACAACTCTTGCGTACCGTCCGACGCATCCGCATCCCACTCTTCGAGCTCTCCACTCGCAGTCACTTTCCCCATCAGCAACCCGGCTCGGATCACCGTCGTCGGCGTGTTCCCAGCATCGCGCATCGCGCCGCTATACACCACGCTCTGTTCAAGAACCAGACCCTTCGCCCGATCACCGCCCCACAGAATTTCATATTCCGTGGTAATGTCGAGCGCACCAGTGCCCGGGATGCCCCATCCGCCAAATCTGGTCATGGTCTCGCGTCCTTATGGTTCACCAAAAACTTAGCGCTTGCGCAGTATCTCGTCTACTACCTTGTCGGCCTGTTCGGGCGTCAATGCTTCGCCCGCTTGCTCCGGCCTTTCGACAACCTCCATGCGCAGCAACCGAGTTCGTGTTTCCGGGTCCCAAAATGTTCCCTTCGGGACCGCTTCACGACTCGCGATCCAAATCTCAAGATTCGTCGGCTGCGCGTTCCCGTCATCGTCCAAACTCAACCGGATCGCTTTCACTGCCGGCTGCCTGGACTTGTACTCGGCTGGTGTGCACTGACCAGAAGCCACCAGCGCACTCAACCTTGTGGCAACTGTGCCGCGGTGGTGATGGGCCAAGTATTTGAGTTGCCTGTCCGAGGCGGTCGGCTTCTGTTTGTCCAGCGACATCGCGAACTCCGGTTGCGTGATTTCCATCGGCTCTTCAGCCGGGCCCTCGCCAGCGCCCATCGCCGTAGCCGTCAACAAAGCCTGTTCCAAGTGCTGCAAGAAGTTTTCCTCGTTCGTGTCGTCCGACAGCACGATCTGCATACCGGCCAGCGCGTCGAGCACCTTTTTCAACCGGTCCCCCTCGTTGTTGACTTCCGATTCTTCCGGTGGTTTCTTGTCTTCAGGCATGTCCTTATCTTCCCCTTGCAGCCGGTAGATCACCGGTTTGCCTATGTCCAGTCCCAGCCGCAGTGCGCAAGCCACCGGCTGAAACTCCGATTGGCGCTGGTCCACCGGGTGCTGCACCAGGTCCACATGCGTTATGCAATCCGTCCACTCTTGCCCGTCCCCGTCTTTCCAAGTTTCAAATACCACTGGGGACAGCTCGGCCAGGTTGTTCTTAACCTTCTCGGCGTCTTCCTCGCGCGGTACGTTGATCGTCAACTCTGCGCTGTCGCCGTCTGGTGTGAGCGAGAACTGCTCGAGATAGCCAACCGTGTCTTGC